GATCGCCAAGTAGACGGCGACCGACACGAGGTTGGTGAGCAGCCTACACATGGAACACCTCCGCGAAACCGGGGCCGTTGCCTTCGGGGTCTTGCAGGATGTCCATGCCTGCCGCCTGCGTGCCGTCCTTGCTCATGAACACCAGGCGCATGACGCCATTCTTCACGAGCACCTGGGCCAGCGTGTACCCGGTCAGTTTTCGGGCTTCCTTCTTGTTGTACGTTGCGATGTCCATCGTTCTTCCTTTCCAGTGCCGCTCCGTTGCGACAAAGAGAACCTAAAACGTCTTTACCGTGGGTGCAAGTGTTTTGACCAACTATTTCACACTCGCCCGGAATGACAGATGTTTTGGGGCTACGTTTTTGGTGGTGGCTTGACGATTTCGGCGCAACCGCCCAAGATGATGGGCGATGGCGGCCCAGACGAAGCTCACACCGTTGCTGCGGAAGGCGGTCCTCGACTATATGGACGAGGGGTACGACCTCATCGGGCGGAAAAAGGGCCACGGGGGCCAGGAGCCTTTCGCTTCGTTCCTTGAAGACGCGGAGAAGAAAGAGGCGGAGCCCCGCGCCGCCGCTATGAAGTCTTGGCGCAAGGAGGCCAAGTACGATTGGCGCGCCGCGAAGGCATTGGTCGAGTACACCGACAAGCAGAAACGCACATCGCCTGAGAACGCAGCTGCTGAAATCGAGGAGATCCTCGAAATCGTGCAGCTCGAGCTCGGCGCCGATGCTCACGAAAAGGTGCTACGTGTCATTGTTGACCGAGGTCGCAGCGAGGCGACTGAAGGACCTGGAGCCGCCCTCCGGCTCGTTGGCGCCAAATAGCGCCGCCGCGCACGACTGGGACTCGTTCGACCGCTACAACTTCGAGGTCGACCAGCACGAGTGGCTGGCCTGTCTCTTCGAAGAGCTGACGACCGAGCTTGAGGTATTGAGCCCTTCGCAGTGGGCCGAGAAGAACCGGTACCTGCCCGCGCAGCTCACTCCGATGCCTGGGCCATACCGGTTCGACGTGGCTCCGTACCTTCGCGAGATCCTCGACTGTCTCGGCGTCGAGTCGCCCGTCCGAGAGGTCTCCGTGATGAAGGGCGTTCAGATGCTGATGACCGTCGGCATCATCGAGAACATCACCGGCTACTTCATCGAGCATGTGAAGACGGCACCGATGATGTTCGTCACCGCGGACCTCGAGATCGCCAAGCTCCGTATGGACACCAACATCACGCCGATGATCACGGCGTCAGGGCTCGCCCCGCTCATCAAATCGAGCGACGAGCTCTCGAGCCGCAAGGCCGGTAAAACGGACAAGAAGATCGAATGGTACGGTGGCGGCTATCTGCTGCCATTCGGCGCCAACAATGCCGCCAAGATGCGTTCGTTCTCTATCCTAGTGCTGTTGCGCGACGAGATCGACGCCTGGCCGCAGCGGGTTGGCAAAGACGGTGACCCTATGAAGCTCACGTTCAACCGAACGGACGCCTACGAGCTCACCAGAAAGATCGTCGACATCTCGACGCCGCTCGTGAAGGGGCAGTCTCAGATCGACGACCGGTTCAAGCAGGGCGACCAGCGCTACTACTTCGTCTGCTGCGTCGAGTGCGGTCACTCCCAGACCCTCGAATGGCGCCGCACCAACGACAAGACTGGCGAAATCACCGGCATCGTCTGGGAACTCGGCGACGCCGGCGAGCTTCTCGAGGAGACCGTGCGCTACCTGTGCGAGGAGTGCGGACACCCGCACACAAACGACGACAAGACCCGGCTCCTCGCGCCTGAGCATGGCGCGGAGTGGCGCGCGACCGCCAAGCCCAAGAGCCCGGCGCATCGGAGCTACCACATCAACAAGCTCTATTCGCCATTCGCATCTTGGGCGGCATGCGTCCGAGAGTACATTGAGGGGTACGACGACGAGAGCGGGCAGGAGAGGGACGCGGAGAAGCACCAGGTCTTCGTCAACAACGTCTTGGGCCTCCCGTACGAGGTTACTGGTGAGAAGCTGCGGTTCGAGCAGGTCTCGAGGCACCGCCGGCACGAGTACAAGTACGGTCAGGTGCCGAACGCTCTGGCGACTGAGGTCACCGGCGGCCCGATCCTCATCATCACCTCGGCGGTCGACGTCCACAAGAACAACTTAGCGGTGGCGACCTTCGGGTGGACCCGCTGGTCGCGTGGGTTCCTGCTCGACTACTGGCGCCTCGAGGGGGACACCGAGCAGATCGACGACCCAGACACCTGGGGCAAGGTCGCCGAGCTCGTCGAGTCGCCGCCGGGCCGCTACGTCGGCGACGATGGCAAGAAGTATTGGGTTGCGCTGACGCTGGTCGACTCCGGCTACAGGCAAGATCAGGTTTACAACTTCTGCAGCCAGTACGCGCACAGCGTGCTGCCCATCAAGGGGCAGAACATCCCGTCGAAACGGTCGCAGATCAAGGAATTCAGCGCCTACGAGACGCCGCACGGGACGACCGCGTTCAACGTGGTCGTTGACATGTACAAGGAGCGGTGGGCCGCTGGCCTTCGTCGCGGATGGGACGGCATGAGCAGGCAGCCGCTCCATCACTTCAACGCGCCAACAGACGTCACGGACTCACAGCTCAAGGAGCTGACGGTCGAAGTGAAGCGCGAGAAGATCGAGCAGACGACCGGAAAGAGAGTGGGCTGGGAGTGGCACCGACCGAGCGGCGCGAAGAACGAGTTGTGGGACCTCTTGGTTTACAACAACGCCGCGCTCGACATCTGCGCGTACGACCTGTGCAGGAGACAACTTGACCTGGAAATCATAAACTGGCAGAGTTTCTACGACCTGATCGAAAACGGACAGGTCTACTTCAAGGGGGAATAGACGGTGGCGTCCTCATGGTGGCTCGAGCGTTTGGAAAAAGCGCAAGCTCAGGTTGAAGAACTCGAGGTCGCCATCACCGGTCTGCTCGACGGCTCAATTCAGTCGTACCAACTCGACACAGGGCAGACCCGAACACTTGTGACCAAGCAGCAAATGTCCCCGATGTACCTTGCACTCATGCGCGCGGAAAACCGTGTCGCCAAACTTGAAACGCGCTGCGGCGGCGCCACTACGCGGGTCGTGCCGCTGTTCTGATGGACACACTTTCCTCGGCTCAGTTGCTCTACCAGACACCGACGGTGGACGTGTCCTCGATGTCGTACGGGCGAGGCGGCGTCTACGACGACATCTTCGATGGCGAGAAGTTTGCCGGCGGCTTCGGCGCGACCAAGTTGCTCTGGAAAGACTACTGGACGCTGCGCGCTAGGAGCGTTCAGCTGTTCGAGCAGAACCTCTACGCGCGCGGCATGATTCGCCGTTTGGTGACTGCTGTGATTCACTCAGGCCTCGACCTCGAGGCGACGCCTGAAGAGAGTGTGCTCGGGCTCGAGGAGGGCGACCTCGACGACTGGACGGACGACGTTGAAGACCGTTGGCGCATATGGGCGAATTCAGTCGGCCGCTGCGACGCAAAAAATCTACGAACCTTTGGTGCGCTGCAGGCGGCGGTGTACTTGGAAGCACTGATCTCTGGCGACGTCCTCGCGATGTTGACCATCGATCGCGCAACGGGCTTGCCTAGGATTAGGATATTCGACGGGCAGTTGGTGCAGTCCCCGGCCGAGGATGTGGTTCGCGCAGGCCATCGCATCGACCAGGGGGTGGAGCTCGACGCGCAAGATCGACAGGTCGCGTACTGGATCGTGCAAGAAGACGGGTCATACCGCCGCCTGCCAGCGTACGGTGAGAAGAGCGGACGTCGTATCGCGTGGCTGATTTACGGCATCGAGCGCCGCGAGCATGAAGTGCGTGGCACGCCGATGCTCACACTCATCCTTCAATCGCTCCAGGAGATCGATCGCTACCGTGACAGCACGCAGCGCAAAGCGACTATCAACTCGATGCTCGCAATGTTCATCGCGAAGAACGAGGAGCGCGCGGGCTCTAAGCCGTTCAGCGGTGGTGCGGTGAAGATCTCGAACATGATGACAAAGACTAGCGACGGCGAGCCGCGGTCGTTTGGGATTCAGGGTCATGTGCCCGGTATGGTCATCGAGGAGCTCGAGGTGGGCGAGGTGCCGACGGCATTCGGATCGCAAGGCACCGACGAGAAGTTTCATGAGTTCGAAGAGGCGATGGTCCACGCGATGGCGTGGCACGCAGAGATTCCGCCGGAGATCATGCGGCTGCTCTTCTCGAGCAACTACGCCGCGTCGCAGGGCGCAACCAACGAATTCAAGATGGTCGTCACCAAGAAGCGGATGACTTTCGGACATGAGTTTTGCCAGCGCGTGTACCAGGAATGGCTCGTGGCCTCCGCGCTCACCAAGCGTATCGATCCGCGTGGCGTCCTCGACTCGTGGCGCAACGAGTCGGAGTTTGACATCTTCGGCGCATGGATGATGAGTGAGTGGGTCGGCTACGTGAAACCGTCGGTCGACATCGTGAAGACGGCGACGGGTTACGAGAAGCTCGTGCAGAACGGTGTGATGACGCGCTCCGAGATGACCAAAGAGATCACCGGCGGGAAGTACAAGAAGAAGGTTCGCCGGCTCGAGCGCGAGAACGCGATGCTGGCGAAGGCGAACGAGGCGCTCGACGCAGTCAAGCGCCAGGCTGAGCATGAGAACGCAATGGAGGTCGCCGAGGTCAACGCCAGCGACGCGCCGGGCGGCAACGTGTCAGCACAGCAAGGAGCGGCGTGATGTGGTTACTTGAGGCAAGTGTATTCGAGCGACTGCGGAACGTGCTCAACCTCGGCCTCGAGGCGGAGTTCCGCGAGCGGGCATCCATGATCGATTCCCCATCGCCAGTGGCAACGAGTGCCAGCGAGGGCTTGGCGGTCATCAATGTCGAGGGCATTCTGACCAAGAAGCCGAGCGGGCTTATCCGGTTCTTCTACGGGGCGAACACGGCCTATGACGACATCATCGCCCAGCTCGCGTCGGCAGAGAGCGACCCGAGGATCACGGGCGTGCGCCTGGACGTCGACTCCCCTGGAGGGGAAGCCGACGGGCTCTTCGCCACGCTCGACGCGATTGCGGCCTTCTCGAAGCCTATAACTGTCTTCGCAACCAACGCGCTGTCCGCGGCATATGGCATCGCTGCTGCGGGAGGAAAGATCATGGCAAGCGGCCGTGGCGCGCAGTTTGGCAGCGTGGGCGCAGCGACCGAGCTTCGGGTGCGTGACGACGTGGTTACGCTCACGAGCTCCAACGCCCCAGAGAAGCGACCGGACCCAAAGACCGAGGCGGGGCGCAAGAGCATCGTAGCGTTTCTCGACCAGATCGAGGGGCTCTACGTGGACGCGATCGCAAAGGGGCGCGGCGTCTCAGGTGAACAGGTTCGCAGCGGCTACGGCCGCGGCGCTATCGTGCTTGCAGAAGAAGCCGAGAAGCGCGGAATGATTGATGGCATTGCGGGGGCTGGTCTTCGCGTTGTCAAGACTGAACCCCAAGCAACCGCCCAGAGCGGAAGCGAGGACAAGATGGACCTTGAAACATTGAAGGCCCAACACCCCGCCGTCTATCAGGCGGCGGTTGCTGTGGGCATCGAGCTAGGCGTCCAACAGGAGCAGGAGCGCGTCAATGCGCACCTGAACCTGGCCGAGGAAGGCGACATGGACGTTGCGCTTGAGGCAATCAAGAGCGGCGCCGGTCTGACGCCTACCGTGTACTCGAAGCACATGAAGGCTTCGTTGGCACGAAACGACATCAGAAACCGCAACGCGGACGACGACGACGCTCGGGAAGTGGTCGCCGGAATCAAGAGCAAGCCGAAGGGCGAGGACGCGGAGAAGAAAGTAACCGATGCGTTCTTGTCTCTCGTCGGTAACGCAGACGTGGAGCTCGGGGAGGTGGGTCATGGCTAACCCAGTGGTCACAAACGTCGACGTTGGACAGATCGGCATCGGTCAGTGCGACGTCGAACATCACGTCATTGCCTTCGGTGGCGCTGACGTGCTTGCAGCAGGCACCATCATGGCGCGCATCGCCGCATCCGGTAAGTGGGGCATCTACGACACCGGTGGCGCAGGCGGACTTGGTGTGGCGAAGGGCGTCTTGGCCTATGAGGTCACGGCAACGGGTTCGGGCGACGTTGCTGCCGATATCATCGTGCGCGGCACGGTTAATCAAGACCGTCTGCTGCAGGACGATGCGGGCGCGGTCACTGCGGCCATCATCGACGAGCTTCGCGGCTACGGCATCCTTGCCAAGCCGGTCAAGCAGCTCGGTGTTCTGGACAACCAGTAAGGAAAGGAGGAACGGCAAATGGCAAATGAAAATACGACACGCATGCTGGCGCCATATCGTCAGCTTGTTGGTCGCCCGGATTTCCTTGCAGGTATGTTCGAATCACCAGCAAGAAACTTCCACAACACCGAAGATGTCGAAGTCGACATCATCCGTGAAAACGAGGAGGTCGCGATCGAGGTCGCGGACGTCACGTCAAGCGCACGGATGAACCAGGCGACGGTGTACACCAACAAGCGCTTCACGCCTGCGGTGTACAAGGAGGCGGGGCCCGTTTCGGCTTACGAGCTGATGAAGCGGCTTCCCGGCAACACGCCGTACGACGATCCCGACTACCAGGCCGCCGCGCAGTTTGCGGCGCTGGAAATCGCTCGTCGCTGTCGCGACAAGATCCGTCGAAGGGTCGAAATGCAGGCCGCAAGCGTTCTTCAGACGGGTAAGCTCGCGCTGGTAGACGCGGCTGGCAATCCGACGCTCACCGTCGACTTCAAGCCGAATACGGATCACTTCTTCACGACCGGCACAAGCTGGGCGACATCGGCGTCGTGCTTGCCGCTCGACGATATCGAGTCATTGGGCGACAAGATCCGGCGAAACGGCAAGGTGGAAGTCACCGACATCATTTTCGGTCGCGTCGCGTACATGCACTTCGTCAAGTCCGCACAGGTGCAAGGCATCGCCGACAACCGTCGGTATAACCTCGTCTACCTCAATGCTCCAGAGCCTCGCGGCGCTGGCGCGAAGTACGTCGGCACGCTCACCGCTGGCAGTCTCGTGATCAACATGTGGACCTATGACGGGCAGTACAAGGACCCTGTGTCGGGCAATATCGTCAAGTACGTGACCGAAGACAAGGTCATCGTGCTCGGCCCAGGTCGCAAGGACCTTACCTGGGGGAACATCCCCCGCATCGGCGGCATGGACCCACGGGTTCTGCCGTACCTCCCGCAGCGAGTCTCCTCGAGCTCGGGCGGCATGGACTTGATCCAGACCGCATGGCTCGAAAAGGATGGCAGCGGAATCACCGTGCAAGTTGGCGCTCGCCCGCTCTGCATCCCCACCGCCATCGACACCTTCGGGTGCATCGATACGGTTCCGTAGGAGGCCTCATGGCTGACGACAAGAACGACGAGGCCAAGGCGCCCGCCAAGGTAGCTACGCCGAAGGCCAAAAAGAGGGCGGGCTCGGCGTTATCCGTGTCGAGGGCGAAGAAGTGAAGCCGGAAGAGGCAGGCAGCTTCGAAGATCTCGTCAAGGGCGGGTTCCTCGTCGAGGCGACCAAGGAGTAAGCAAGTGGGTCTACGGGAAGTGGCCAGGCAAGACGTTGAACGCATCCTCACGGATGTG